CTTATCGCGCTGTCCAAAAGGGAGTCCTGCATATCGCCGTTCCACACATAGGCACGATTGCGTCGATGGATGTGGATAAGCTTGGTCGGGTCGTAATCGGCGGAACCAATTCTTCCGGCAAAATCGTCATTTAATTGACCTAAAGTAATATTGATATTTTCTGTGCGAATATTGCGTCCAGTGGAAGCTCTCAACATTTTGATTTATATAGCGGGTTTTGGGGTTGGGTTGTGCTTATAGACCATTCCAAAAAAAGTGTTTCAATTTTATGGGGGTGTCCTATACAATTCTTCATCGGTGTAAAACCACACCCTATGCGGTTTTATCTTTGGTGGGTAATACAGATAAATAATTCAAACCCCCATCTATGGTGCGGATTGAATTATTCGTTGGTATAAATATGTATATGGATTTTGTATGTGTGGTGCATGGAAATCTATCGACGTATTGTCTTTACACTTTATTACATATTTTCTACCAAGTTTAACATATATGGTAAATTACATCTATCTATTTGGTGAATAATAGAGTATAATTCATTATTTTTATTTACAATTTGACCCTTTTCATTTAATTTTAAATTATCAAAGTTTATTTTATCTAGAGTTAATATTTTTGATTTATCATAATCTACCGGAATTAGGTGTTTATTAAAATTATAAATGTAAATATTAATTACTGCTTGGTCATTATTAAAATTTAAATTGACGGAATTATAAAATTTTAAATAGTCTATTATATTTTCATAAAAACCAATTATAGTTCCACAACATATTACATATTTATTATCAAAATTTTCATAATTTAAACCCTTTAAATTATTGTATTGAGTTATCCAATGCATATTTATAAGACTAGATGAATTTGAAGTATCGCTTAATATATTTTGCTCGGCTGCTGCATATAAACCGTTTTCTATTTTAAAACTAAATGGGTTTTCTTGAAAAATAACATCTACCAAGTCACTAATCAAAATTTTATCATATTTTATATTATCATTAATAAGCATATTGTAAATATGAAAGTATCTATATATTTGAAACTCATGCGATTTTTGTAGATGATATGGTATAGATGGTAATAATTCGACATTCATTAATTGGCAAAAACTGGTTAATTCAGGAACTATATCAATTTGTCTACATAATATCTTGACTTTACATATATTATTGACTTTTCTAAGAGACTTTAAAAAATAATATAACCCGCCTTTTTGTAATTTTAAATTAGAACCATAATTACAAAAAATACCTATAATCAAATCCATTATGAATATAAAATAGAATATTATTTCTCAATTTTTACACATTTGAAAGTTACTAAATAATCGACGGATGGGTGCGGTGTTTTAGCTTCATTTATTGATATTGTCCGACGAATATAAAAATACTATTATTTTACAATAAATAATCTATATTACTATACATTAATAAATTACATCTGTTTTTGTCTCATTTTTATTTTTAGTCGGTGTAATCACTATATCTATATTTATATGTCGAATTATATATCCTCATCGACCTCTTCCTCGTTCTCCTCGTCCTCATCCTCATCTTTGACATCTGTCTCGGATGTCGGGAGGTAGTATTTCATATCCTTAAGTAGGTAATCGTGTGTAAGAGAGGGGTATTCCGGTCCGCCCTTCACGTAGTGAAACACCTTGTATGAGATACGCTTCCATGTATCCGCATTCATCTTACTCTTACCTGGAACTTTCATGGCATCGGATGCGCCGAACGATTGGTTGCGAACAAGGCCGATATAATCGACCCATTTCTCCTGGATGGCGAGAATATCATCGGGCTCGACTGTCAAAATATCATATATGATTGGGGCCAAATAACGTTCAATATTGAACCGCGCCTTCTTGACCGCCTTTGACGGGGCCTTGGTTTCACATGTATCCGCTTCTCTGAAGATATGAAATGCCTGGCTAAGGACCGCCACAATGCGCTCTCGGTCAATTGGTGCAGGGTTTTCCACGTGTTCTTCTTGGCGCGAAAATTTGGTGGTAATGTATTTTGGGCCATGGGTAATACCGGAAATCATGGCCACAGCATTCGCCAAATTACGACGCTTAGCATCGTCGTTGTTGCGTGTGTCGAAGAAACAAAGGGTAATCATCTCGCGTAGGGGGTACGCGTCGTCTTCCAATAAGGCAATGGCCTCGCAGACGAGCGGCGAATCATCCTCCGACATGGCGTATAGTTGACCGTCAGTGACTTTGAATGACTTATTAATTCGACAGAACATTTCGCGGGTCTGGCACGGTGTCAGATTGTACATGAGGACAATCGCAATTTTACTAGTCTCGACGCGACGTCTCTCTTCGGGAGTCAATTCGCGGACGGAATTATCGAGTATTCGGCGAATAGTTGTAATACGATTGCCGCCATCCATCACTTCGCGAATCTCATTGCCGTTTCGAAAAGATGAGCTGCAAATGATAGGCGGAATATAATAACCTTTTAATAAACTGTCGAGGAAGGACAACATTGTAACGTGTGACCATACCAGCGGACGGTTGCGTCGGTGGATGTGAACAAGTTTGGTCTCATCGTAATCAGAATCGCCGATTCTTCCAGCGAAATTGTCATTCAATTCATATAAAGTTGTATCGGTACTTTCTCTACGAATAGCACGAGTGGCAGCAGCTTTGGACATGGACATTTTGCGTTTATATAGCGGGTTTTGGGGTTGGGTTGTGCTTATAGACCATTCCAAAAAAAGTGTTTCAATTTTATGGGGGGTCCTGCATAATTCGTCTTTATAGTCGATTCGAAATGAGTACTTCATTTGTCCTCGATTCCGGATTCTTGGAATGTATTGCCCGGCGACAACTTACCGTGGTTGTAATATATTCGGGTTCGGGAAAAGCGTCCCTTACCATTTTTACATCGGCATTACTTAATAGTAAATGTGTATTCCGCGAAGTCATGGTGTGACATAGGGCAAACAGGGCGTCGTGACTTTCCCGGTCGAATCCGTCCGATGTATAGGAGACGAACGAATTGGCATCCCGGGGCGCATACGGTGGGTCCATATAAACGAAATCCCCCGATTCAACCTTAGACAATGATTCGCTAAATGGAATGGCCGTGAATATGACATCGCGAATCAAGGTCGAAATGGTTTGTATATGCGCCTCGTCTAAGATGCCTGGATTCTTGTAGTTTCCATAGGGGACATTGAAGCCATTCGGACCCTCGCGATACACTCCGCGAAAACACGTTTTATTCATAAACAACATCATTGCGGATGCCGGAATCGTCACCCTGTCTTCCGCTGGCAATGCGTTGAATTTCGACCTAATCCAGTAATAGTACGATTCGGGGGACGTTGTCGCTTCGTCTAACGTGGTCGCTTTGCGATTTATCACCGTACCCTTACATTCGACAAAGACATCGGTCAGTCGTTTCATCTCGGCAATGAGTGCGTCGGGGTGCCGCTGAATATTTTGATATAGTCCAATGAGGGTGGGGTTTATATCGCTGGCCCAAATGTTGCCGGTAATACGTATTAATCCGGCCGCCTTTTTAGCCAGGAGTGCGAGGAGAACACTTCCGCCACCTAAGAATGGTTCGTGATAATTATTCATTTCTCTTGGAAAATGGGCCAGAACGGTGTCGATGATTTGCGTCTTCCCACCGACCCATTTCAAAAAGGGTTTCGGCGGGGTGAATCGGCGGTCCGACGCGTTTAGCCCTATACATTGATTTGTATGTGAATTGTATTGCCTCTTTTGTTTGAATGTCTCGGTGCATTTTTCGCATTTGTATCCCGCCATCTTATTATGGTGGATTATATTTATTACTAAAATGAATCAGTTTTATGAAATATTATACAGAATAAAATTTCATATTCTTAGTAGGTTCGTGCAGGTTTAGTCCTCCTTTTCTGTCAGCTTTTCCTTTTCCCTTTCCTTCGCCCTTACACTTTCGATAAAGAGTTCGTTGCGCATATCCGCGGCTTCGACGGGCTCGCGACTGTCGAAATCGACGGTTTCCTTGACACCGATGAGATTGCCCTCCTCGTCAATGGTCTGCGTCAGCTTGTTGCCGCTCTTCTCCGCCAACTTGATATTGTCTTCAATCGCCTTGCGCTTAGTCTCCTTAACGCGATTCTCAAACTCCTGCTTCGCCCGGGCCTCGTTCTTGATTTTCTCGGAGTGCAGTTGATTGAGCTCTTCTTCCATAAACTCGACGCGACCCGTCTTATAGGCATCGGGGTCCCATGGAATCCAAATGCCGACTGGACCGACATAAATATCGTGATTGGGGTCGGATTCGCGCAGCTTCTTGCACTTGATTTCCGCCTCTTCCTGGGTTGGGAAGACGCCGCGGATTTTGAGACCCCGAGTCGAGGTCTGGAATCCGTTTTCGCGATTGAATTGGGTATTTAGGCGTTCTTCGTTTTTATCCATGAAATTCTTATAATCGTCCTCAATGGCCGCCGCCGCCTTCAATTTCGGCTCTTCCTCCTTGACAAAGTCGCCAAAATCGGCCAATACATTCTCTACATTTAGGTTGTATTTGAAAGAAACGAAATTTAGGAAATCGAAGAACTTTTCGGTGGATTTAGTCATATCCCATTGTTTCACAAATTGCTCAAATAGATAGAGCTCCCGCTTCTTTAGCACCTTTTCCGGCGATACAAACGACATGCAGGCGAACTTTTGTCCGGCAATCGGCGTGTCTTCATCGCACAAGTCGATGTATTTGGGATTGGGCTCACCGTTCTTCTTCATCTTTCTTTCAAAACCGGGCATTATAGTTATTTTATAGTTGGAATGTTTAAGTGTATTTTTGACTAAATATATTTAGGTATATGCTTGCCTGGATTATTTTATATTTATGTATTATATAAAATGTCGAGCTTCGATTTCAGCGAGTTAATCAAGCGTGCCATCAAGTACATCATTGAAGGCATCATGGTTGCCATTGCGGCCTATGCCATTCCTAAGAAATCGCTTAATGTCGAGGAAGTCGTTATTATTGCGTTGACTGCTGCCGCCACTTTTAGTGTGTTGGATGTCTTTGTTCCATCGATGGGCCAGAGTGCCAGAGGTGGTGCCGGATTCGGTATTGGTGCCAATCTGGTCGGATTCCCCGGAGGACTTTAGGCATTTAGACATTTAGACATTTAGGCATTTAGACATTTAGACATTTAGGCATATTTATATAGAATCTTTGATATACCTGAAATTTATTTTCAGGTATGTCGCTCGGACCTTTACATAGATGTACTATACCGTAGGATAAGACGATAGTTGTACTATACCGTAGGATAAGACGATAGTTGTACTATACCGTAGGATAAGACGATAGTCAATCCGTAGGATAAGACGATAGATGTACTATACCGTAGGAAAAAACTCCCAATCCAAATCATTGCACACCTTCTTCCATATCATATCTTGGTCCAATTGTTTCTCTCGGTCCTTCATCATCGGAATATACGGCAAATATTGCGTCTGGTCCAGTAATACACACAACTGATGAAGGGTATAGGTATAATTGAAGAAATTCGTCCGATTTGCCGGACAATGAACCGCCCACGGTTTCTGTATCTCGATAAAAAGCACACACAGCGTTTCGTGCAATTCCTCATTCATAATCGGCGGCTTAATACCAAAGATAGAATTGATG